AGCACATAACAACCATCATCTATTTTTGTGCAATCATCCGAATGTGAATTGAAATAAATATCTGACCCTTCTGTTAATGCCCCTTGAGCATCCAATCCATATACGGCTGATAATGTTACGGCAGTGCAAACATTGTCACACGTAACACTATACCCACTTTGCATTTCATACCATAAACTACAAGCAGTTAATCCACTTGGACGAGTGCATGGTGGTGCTCCATAATTACGAAACTCCATCAAGCAGTTACCGCTCTCACTATAAGTAGTATCAAACCATGCAGGGTTGGCATTGGCAAACGCTTCATCGAGACAGCTTCCACCAACGGCTGCTTTAATGTCCGACCAGCACAGGCCATTGATAGGCAGTTTCTGTGCGTAGGTATTAACCCACATGATCAGGAATAGAAATAATAGTTTTACTTTCATTTTGGTAGATAATTAATTTGGGAATTTCCTATCTCGAATCTCTTTCCTTGAATTACGTCTGTCCTATTTTCCATTTCCGAGATTCTCTTTTCCAATTTCTCTATTGCCTCCTTCTGTTGTGCCACCAACAAAACCAACATATCGACGTAGTTAACCGACTTCAATCCGTCGGCGTCCGTGTGCACAAGTTCAGGTAATACCTTTTCGACCTCCTGCGCTACGACCCCATATCGTGTTGTGGCGGTTGTATCCGCTTTAAAATTGTATTTGTGAAACTTAATGGCAGACACCTTGTTGTAATCAGTGATATCAAACGACCCAAGCAGGTTTTTGAGCCGAATGTCTGAATCGCAGAAATTGGAGGCTGTCACAGACGAAGAGAAGCTTGCTGAAGTACCGTTTAATGCTCCGGTAAGGGTTCCTCCCGAGATTGGGAGATAGTCCCCTATTACAAAACCCTGCTGTCCTACCCAAGTTTGCGTTGCATAGCCAGTCAGTGAACTGGAGGTGAGATAACCCATGCCCGTCCAAGGAGTGCCAGTAACGTAGCCTTGTAAGTTTACCCACGATTGTGTTGCATATCCACTTAAGTCAGCAGAAGTGAGATACCCATAACCAGTCCACGGAGTGCCAGTAACATATCCGGCGGAAGCATGATTCCCCCAGCCATAAGCCGTCTGTCCATTGTTTATTCGGGAATCATTTCCCTGCGCAAATGTTCCGGCCGTTGTACCAAAACTTCCGGCCTGAATGATTCCTCCAGTTCCGGTTATTAAAGGGATCGTTGCGGTTGTGCCTAAATATCCTGTATTTGTAATATTACCATGAACATGATTAAATATTGAAAAATGAGTTGAATCTAATAATGCGGCAGAACCAAGACCTAATGAAGTGCGTGCTGTTGCTGCAACTAAACCAGTACTGCCTCCATCCCATTGATTGTATTTATTCCAGTTTGTTTGATCTGTTGTTGTTGGGAAATAGTAACCTGATGTTAAACTGAATACTCCGGTTGTGTTGGTATAGGTTAAACCCGACATGGTAGAACTTAAGTTTGTTAGTCCAATTCCCCCTAATCCGGAAAGAGAAGTACCTATAATTCCGTTTGAATCAACCGTAATTCCTGATCCAATTTTAACCACCCCTAAATTTGAAGCAGTTGCAATTACCGGAGAATATTGCGCCTGTGGTATTTTCTGCCAAATTGATCCATTGTAAGCCACGTCATCACTATATGCTGTGAAGGTTATATTTCCGGCTCCAAAGTTAACAGTTCCTGATACTGTACAATGATAATAACTTCCTGTTGTACCTACTCCATTTGCAAGAGTTGGTGTATTTGTTGAAGCATCCCATGCACCATTGTAGATAGTTCCGGAAGTAGGTGAGTCGGGATAAACTGTACCGTCTGAATGAATTTTAAGTACGTAACCTTCTGTCGAATTTGATAATTTAATTGCTGGCGCATATAAATTTCCTGAAAAATATCCAGTACCATTGACTGCAAATTTATTTCCGGATGTTGGGTCTGCTGAATATCCAACAAATACCGATCCTGATCCTGACTGTTGTAATAATAAATTAGCATTACCTCCAGGTGTTATTCCTATTTTTCTATAACTACCTGTTGATCCATATGTTGTTGATAAATTAAAAATACCGGATGCGTCTTTAATCATTAATCCACTGTCATCATTTCCAGCCTCAAAATAACTACCATAAGTACTTGATAATTTAATAACCAAATCTAATACATTGGTTCCAAATCCTGATGTTGCAGTATTTCCAATAGTTAACTTACCTGTTCCTGACGTTCCGCCTATTGTCACCTTCCCTGTTCCTGATGATTGTAAATACACATCCTGATTACCGCCAGGCGTAATATCTATCTTTCTATAACTTCCCGTAGAAGCATAGGATGTAGAAAATTTGAATTTACCTGTTGCGCTTGTCAATAATAATGCGCTCTGATCGTTATCCGCCTCCCATATTGCTCCATAATTTGAATTAGCCAACTTAACAGCCATATCTATATTATTCCCAACCCATCCTGTCGAAAGTGTTCCAACATTTAGCATTCCTACCTGATTGGTTCCTTGAATCAGTAATTTACCATTTAAATATGATGGCCTTGAACCCGGGTAATACATCCACCAATTACCTGTAAAAGAAGATTCAAATAATGCAATAGCTGCGTTATTTGTTCCGGCTGATTCATCATAAGCACTATACCCAATAGTCCGAGTTATTGACGTACCTGAACCCTTTGCAATTCCACCAACACTAAAATTTGTTACCTGATCTACTGTTTGACTTCCTGATGCAGTTCCTAATGCCGTCTCGAATCCTGCAATAAAACTTCCTACACCATTTGCATATGAATTACCATTTAATGCAGAATAAAATCCTACCTGATGTAATTGACTCAATGGACTAATGCTATTTAAACCAAGCGAAACAACACAATGAGAATACGTATCACCAAATATTGAAAGTTTATCCGATTCTGATTTAATTGGACTATCTCCTTGTGTGCTTGATGTCAACCATTTAGCAATATAATTTGTTGTTCCAGTTCCTAAAATTGGATTAGTTAATTTGGTTTGATAAGTGTTTATAGCTCTTAATCTACTTAATAATACTGTTGCAGTATCCTGCCTTCTATATCTGTTATTTAACGAGTCCTGAATATTAGTCAATGCTGTGGCTAATGGCTGTTTTACTGCCAGTGCATCAAATACAGCATTCTGTGAGGGCGCCACGGTCGTTGTGCCGTCGTTGATGGCATCCGCTACCTTTGCATCGGCGTAGGTTTTTACCGCTTTAGCGGTTGGATATTTTATGTCGCTTGCGCCGTCAGTGCTTACTGAAGTGGTTTTGTTTACAAGCTTTTCGTAAAATTTCGAGCTGTCATTTTTAACAACCAGGTTCGACAGATCCTGATCATCTGCATGCAGCGCATGAATCTTGGCGATCTCCGTGTCATAAACAAGGGATTTGCCGGCAACCTTGTCAACCTTTGCATTGAGGTTTGCCGCCAGATTGTCAAGTTGAATTGAATCTTCTGGTGTTAAATATTGCCTGTTTCCTATTGGTTCCACATCGGCGGTAGTAGCATCCGCTCCGCCTGTAACTAATCCTTTGGCGTCGTAACTGATTTTGGTATGTGTCCCGGGTGTTATGTCTGGATTTTTGTCAACTTTTAATAACCCTTTTCTATTGGTAAAATATCCTGTTACGTCGATGCTGTCATTGTGAAGCATGTACTTTGCAAGATTTAAGGTATCTTTTGGTGCAATTCGAATAACGATAGTATCTGTACCTACAAGTGTTTTAGCATACCATCCATCCCTGTTATTGGCAAGTTGGGTCCATCCAAGAACTGTTCCCTTCCATATCCACACCGTACTGTCTGTTTTATAGTATCCGAATGAATAAACATTGGCGGGTATGGTCACAAAATTTGTCAACGGTTTTGTGTCCTGTGAAAAGCATTTTCCTGATAATAGGAAAATAATTAAAGACAATATGATCAGTGCGTTTCTCATCGTGAAATGATTATTTTACCACTCTGTAATTCGGGCGTGTCTGCCAAGTCATATTCAATAGCGACCAATAACCCGTTGTCCATAACCCTTCTTGGGCGGGAAACGTTTTCCAGTTCATTGCCCGTTGGTTGTCCTGTCTCTGGATCAAATTCTGGAGTAACAAGCATTATTTTGGGGTTGTTGGTAAAAATCTTTCTGTATAATTCGGTGTAGGTTACAGATGGGTGATTTGTATTTTCGTATGCCAACTCCAAAGGCTGCTGACTGATCCAAAGAATACTTTTTTCAATGGTCTGGTAATTGTCTCTGGCCGACTTGTCGAGTTTATCTAATTTTACGGGTGCAATAAAAGGGGATGTCCCATCCCAAACAGACTTGTATATTATTGCTATCTGACCCGACTGCGGGCAAAATCCAGTATTGAATATGTCCTCAACCTCAATCACATTTGGATCAGAATTGACATTTATTGTATCAAGGATATATAATGAGCCAATGAAGTCTATAAGAAAGAACCCCACCTCTTTTTCGGCCAACTCTCCACCGGGTTCGTTAATGTCAATCGGGGTAACAGTACACCTATACCGATAATTACCAAGCACCACTATGTTTCGGACAATGGCAGTCCAAGCTATTTGTGGTTTGTGCAACTCAAAATCCTGTATAGGTATTTGCGGTGTCATTGTTAGGCATTAGATCTGTCAGACAGTGTAATGTGGATATACAGGGTTGTTTGAACTGTGGCTAACGACTCTATAATTACCCCGTTTACATCAGGAGCGATTATTCCGGAATAAGCTGCACTACCAATCAATAACCTTTCTGTTTTGATTGCTTCAAATGTGTCTGCGATGGAATAAACCTTGACATCCACAATATGTAATCCAAGAGAATGGTTTATAAATAATGAAGTTGGATCTGCAAAATATGCACTCAGTACCCATCCGGATGGAAAGTGCACCCCTTCTTGTATCGGCGCACCAGCGCCATCCCATGCCGCACCCCAATTGGCAGACAATCTGCCCGCAACTGTTGTGGCCGACGGTAACTTAATGGTGAATACCCGAGTTCTATTTCCTACCGATGTATTTGAGCCATCAATCAAAATTGAAGCTATCTCAACATAAGAATTGTCGAGTACGGGCTTAATAGGATTAGCAGACGCTGTTCCTTTTAGAATGTGAATCAATCCTGCGGTATCTGCATAAACCAGATCAATGCGCTTTAGGTCGCTTGCTTCTGCGTCAAATGTTACTTCTCCACCGACTGAGGTATAGTTCTCACCTAATATTTTATACTCGAGGGCCGAAACGGTATGGGTGAGTCCAGAAGTTTGAACCATTGTCCCAGAAACTTTACAGGTCTCAATCTGAACTCCTTCTGCACCTGCCGTAATTAATCCCTTAACGTAGGTGTCCAAAACCGAGTTTGCCGAAGGGTCTGAGCCTTCTATTTCATCCCATGTATGAACGTGGTCATCAGGAGACGCACCTATATTGGCCGGAGTAAGCTGGTCGCTCCCTCCTTCTGAGTGATTGGCGGCATGGTTCCCGTATCCGGCATGTGCCGCAATTTCTTCATTGACATAAGCCGTAAGGCTTTCGTTATCTGCTGCATCACCTGCGATTTGTGAGAAACTGTGTGCGTGAGCGGTGGCCGGATGAGAATGTTCTGCCGGGGCTGCACCGATACTTTCAGGGGTAATTTCATCACTACCATTAATAGCATGAGAAGCGGCGTGCGAGCCTACGTTTGCATTTCCAGCCTCAACACCGGCAATAAACTCGTCAATTTGCTCATGGGTGCGAGTGCCTATATTGGTCAGGTCTTTGTGATCACCTGAAAAAAGGTCGGTAGATTTGGCGTACCCGGCCATTACAGCGTCAACGCACTTATTGACTAATTCTTCTATCCTGGTTACAATTAATGCAAGTGTCATTATCTTCTGCTATTAAATTGTGAGAATAATTCCATCGCTTTTGCCCCTTCCGGTACGTGTCCGAGGGCCACAAGGGCTTTTGATGCAGCCAGCCATCCTAATCCATCAAGCAGGTAGGAATTGAAGTTTTCAGCCGGGATGAGTGCCACATAGATAAATTGCTCTGTCGTATGGGTGTCGCCTGCATTGAGTGAGAAATAATGAATTACCTGCCGGGGAGTGCCACCCACAACCTTCTGTGCTAAAAATGCTACTGGCTTGTTTTTGGAGCCTCTTACGTGAGGGTTCGATTGTAGTTTATACAAAGGATCTTCCGGAGAGATCAGGTTGACCACATCGCGTTTAAATCCCTTAATCTGCAAAGATACAAGTCGTAAATAATTGGATGGGAGAGTTATAAATCCTGAACCGTCCGGTTGTCCTATCGGGATAGGAATAATTGATGTCAGTGGAAGTTTTGATAATGGATGAGAGACAAGAATATCTCTTGCGCACTCATCGAGTATTGATTCTATGGTGCTTTCAATTGGCTTTTGTGAAGATAGCGGAGTTAAGACTAACCCCTCATTATAAGGGGTTAACTCATCCATCTTCTTCATTACCATTTGGATTATCTCACTTCTTGTTGACATGGCAATTTTAATTAGCGTCTTTGAGCCATCCGGCAAATACAATCTTGTTACTTTCTGCCACAGCTAAAACCTGTTCTTTAGTGCGAACATCTTCTGCCGTAGCAAGACCCTTGTCGATGAGATATTTTTTTGCCGTCTGGAAATGACTGACAATACTTTTTGGAACAACAACAAGTCCGGTGACGGTTACTTCCGGCGCAACTTCTTTGACAACTTTTTCTTTCACTAAGACCCATTTGGTTCCGAAATTTGGGTGAGATTCAAGTGCTTCTTGCACTTCTTCGTCCGAAGTGGAGAATGTACCCGTTCTTATTCCGGCGGTCTGACGGGGAGCGAAATTGATATGTTGCCTTGTTTTCCCAACGTTAATACCAACAGTGAAGTCAACTCTATTGGGGGTGATGTATATTTTAAGCATAACAAAGAGGAATTAAAGGAGAGGGGGTGTCCCTCTCCTTTGATTTAAACTGAGAATATTAAGCTGATGCTTTTAACAGATACAGGTGAGTATCCGGATATTTGAATACAGGGCAGGAAACCTCTTGGATAACCTTTGCCTGAGCGTTTTTCTGGCCGGAAGTTTTAAGGTCAAGTTCAGTCTCTTTCAGAGCGATGAATTTATGGTATTCCATCTTGGCCACGTCAAAGACGAAACCCCTGTCACCATAACCAATCTCTCCTAAAAGGTCATGCTTCATAACCCTCAGAATACCAAAGTTCGTTACAATCTCATTGAAGGTAAGACCAAATTTAACCTCGACATTTTTAGCGTCAAGCTGTTTCTGTACAAGCGGAACGGCGTTGATTTTTTCAACTAAGTCTGGCCCGAAGAAGGCGTAACGTAATTGAGAGCCGGAGTTACCCTGGAATACCTTTTTGGTCAAAGCGACAAACCAAGCGTCTGCGTGTGCGGCAGTATCAAAGTCTGCATCGTCCCACTCCAAAGATTTAGTCAAGAACTCGGTTGCTCCACCGCAAGTGTAAATTCTATCACCTGATTCGTGGTCTTGAATCTCGGAACGCGCGCCAAATAAGAAAGAAAGTTCTTTTTGGGCCTTCATGTCCTTGATATTGGCCTCTTCGAAGTCGGTGAAGTTCCAGCTAACCTCTTTCTTTGTAAGCGCATCAAAAGTTGATTGCTCGATCTGTGCCATGAAGTTCTGGCAGTTGTTGGTCTCACTTTGGGGGAAGATAGCATAAGAACTTGTCTGCATGGAAAGTTCGGCTTCGGCCCTTCCTAAACGAATAACCTTAGTATCGGCAGCAATATCGTCTCCGGTTGGCAGAACCATAACGCCACCAACTATTTTCCCGTTAGCAGGCTGAACCGTAAGGGTACTTGTGCCTTTGGCGATTTTGTTAATGTAGCAAACCAAAGAAGCATTGGCATTTACAGCATTTACGGTTACCTTTTGGTCGTAAGCCGGAACGCCGTCAAACATAATAGTGTCATGCAAAGACCAGGTAGTAATGTTGTGAACAACAACATCAAATGAGTGCTGATCTGCTCCAACTACCGCAGCGTGTACCGTGTCGCTGAATGCCTTGTAGTCCCTTGTGTAGAATTTGGTAATCTGAGACTGCACCTTACGACTCTTTGCCATCTGCCGTAAACACGTGTCGAGCGGGAATCGGGATGGGTCAATTTTAACAACTTCCTGGTCTATGTCTGCCAAATACAGGGTAGGGGCGGCTGTCTGTCCTTCCTCGACAGTTACAGTTCCATCAACTATTGAAGCAGCCGGGGCCACCGCAATCATTACATCTCCGAATGTTCTTACACCGAAGGAGTAGTCCACAATAAGGGCGAGCATAGCTACTACTGCCATCACCCCGAAAAACCTTTTCATTTTCATTTTTTTCTTGTTTTTAATTACTTACTTTTTCCTCTTGCTATTGTTGCTTTTGCGCTAAATCCCGGTGCAATACTTTCGGTAGCCTGTGTTGTGACACATTCCGAACATATTCTTGGGGGTCTCTTTGGCGTATCGGGCCGTATCTTTTTCATTCCTGATTACTTAATTCGTTTTTGCTCTGCTTCACTTTGTGCGGCAACTCTTGCAATGGAACTCATTTGCTTTTGTGCCACTTCTTCTGCCGGTTTACCCATGCCACCGCCGGTTATTTTTGGGAGTCCGTCTGCCGGAGTCTTTTCTTTCTCGGTGACAATTTTTGCATTACGGCCTTTTATCTCAGCTACCTCCGAAGCCTCTTTGATGGCATTTTTGTAGTTGTGAGACTTTAAAAGCATATCGAAGAACTCTTTGTCGAAGTCCTGAGAAACCAATCTTTTCACGATCGGAAGGACGGTTTTGTCAAAGAACTCGCCTGTAGCCTTTTCGTCCATGTTATTCTCTTCCATGAAAGCAACAAGGGCTTTTTCGCTTTTAGCAGTATTGACTTTAATGGCCTCAGCCATTTTTTTGTCTGCCTCGATCTTAGCAAGCCTGTTTGCACGATTCTCCTTGCCTTTTTCAGTAGAGTCAATCAGGTCTGCATATTCTTCGGGTGTTAAGTATTCAGCCATAACCTCCCAAAATGAATCTCCGCCCTTAACTGTTTTAGATACAATGTCTGCTACATCAGGTTCTTTTGTAAACCAGTTAAGCAGTTGTTTATTCAGCGTTTGAGATTTTGCGGCAAAGTCCCGAACAAATTCATCGGCTTGCTCATCGTCGTCAAAGTCTCTCTCAAGGGTTTCTTTCGCCCATTCTTTAGCCGATTTTCGGGCAGGCTTTTCTTCTTTCGGCTCTTCTGATTCTTCCGTAACCTCTTCGGCGGCAGGGGTATCAGATTCTTCGGTAGCAGATTCTTCGGCGGTTTCTACCGGTTGGGTTACTTCGGCAGATTCAACCTGAACATCACCTGCTGGTGCTGTACTTGCTGCGCTTCCACCGTCTGTTGCAACTTCTGACATAACACAATAATTTAGTTAATATAATTCATAACCAAATATCATTGAATAACATAAGAATAATAGTTTATATTTTGAAATAATTAGTTTATATTTGTAGTAGTTTACTTTTTAAATCGTCTTATGCCGAGAGATTTACAGGTTACAGTGGATATGTACAATGAGGTAAAGAAAATCTTTGATGTAAAAATCAAGGAGATGGGCTGTACACACCGCATTGACAAAATCTACAAGGCCACAGCAGAATCACCGGCACCCTGTTTTTTTATGACCACCAATGAGGCAATGAGCATTATTTCTCACCATGAAGCTGGAAGATGTAGGAGAAGGTCAAGGGACTTAACCCGAATGAGGGACAATGCTTTTTTGGATTCTTACCTGTCGATTAAGAATAGATTCCCCGAGAAGGACAAAAAGGAACTGGTTGTAGAGACAATTAAAAGTGAGGCTCCGAGATTTTACATCAATTGGAGAATGGTAGCATTTATAATATCAAGGCGCAATGCTTGCATCCGAATACATAAAAGAGAATAATCTTCGAAAGAAAAAGTTTACTGATCCCTACGATCAGCATACAGGGAAAGGTAGTCTGCTTCCCCGTATAGAAGTGCGCATTGCTGAATTTGAGAAAAAAGATAAGGATGGGAAGATTATTGACTTAGGTAATCTCTGGCTTCCGGTACCAATGATGCTGAATCCGGTAATAAACTTTATTTGTCACAATGGAAGTTTCTACCAGACCTGTATTGCATTGGGAGTAAAGCCAACCCCAAATAATATCGCTGACGTTTACAAAACTTTCACCGACATAAGGCTTGATGAGGATTTTGAATATTGGGCTATTGAGACAGTAAAGATTCAGGATAAAGAGTCAGCAAGCATGGTCCCGTTTAAATTACGGTATGCTCAAAAAAGACTACTTTATGTCTTGGAAGTTGAACACCGGTGGCAAAGTCTCCCTATACGGATAAATCTTTTGAAAGCCCGTCAGTGGGGAGGGTCAACATTGGTACATATCTATTTTGATTGGATGCAGATTCGTAGGTTGACCGGATGGAACTCAATTATTACTACCGATGTTGAAGATCAGGCAAGAAACATCCTTTCCATGCTCACAAAGGTAGCCGAACACTACCCGAAAGCCTACGGTGAAGTAGTTTTAAGACCGTATGAGCGAATGACAAATACCAGGACTATTGTGGGAAGGAACTGCTACATTACTGTCTCTTCCATGCAAAAGCCTAATGCTTCAAGGTCATTTGCGTATCAGATGGCGCACCTGAGTGAGCTTGCATTTTGGAAAAAGACCGAAGGGAAAGAGCCTAAAGACGTTGTGCAATCTATTCGTTCAGGCATTTTAAACAAAAAGAATACCATAATCGTACAGGAATCCACCGCAAAAGGCACCGGAAACTTTTGGTATCAGGAGTGGCAAGCGTCAATTTCAGGAAAGTCAGGTTACTATCCTCTGTTTATTGGTTTTTGGGAAATTGAGTTGTACGAAGAACCTATTTCCAACTACTCAAAGTTCATTCATGAGATGAATTGTTGGGAGCCGGATAAGCGTAAAAGGGCACTTTGGCTATGGTCTATTGGGGCTACTTTGGAGGCAATAAAATGGTATTTCAACTTCATGAAGAGGGAGAATTACGATGAATGGCGCATGATGTCGGAATTTCCGGCCACTTCAGAGGAGGCATTTCAAAGTACAGGCTCCCGTGTTTTCCCGCCGGAAGATGTTGACAGAATGAGAAAAACATGGGTATGTAAACCTTCCTTTATCGGTGATGTTACAGGGGATGCAGACACGGGTTTAGATTCTTTGAAAGGAGTAAGCTTTGTACCTAACGAACAGGGCTGTTTTAAGGTTTGGGCCATGCCCGACCTGACTAAGCGATACAATAACAGATATTTGGTCTCGGTGGATATTGGAGGAACAACAAAAGATTCAGATAACTCAGTTATCCGTGTTTTTGACAGGATTCCAATTCTTTCGGGAGGTGTACCGGAAGCCGTTGCTACATGGGCAGGGCACTTACCACAGGATATGATTGCTTGGATGGCCGCAAGGATAGCGATGCAATATGATAATGCACTATTAGTCGTTGAGAGTAATTCACTTCGCACCGAAAGAGGGGAAGGGGATCACTTCCTAACCGTACTGAATGAGATCAAAGAGATTTACGATAATTTATATTGCCGGACTTCCATTGATAAGATCAGGGAGGGTAAACCCGCACAATACGGATTTCATACCAACACACAAACAAAACCTATGGCTATATCCGGTCTGAGGACAGCACTCAGGACTGGCGGATATGTTGACTATGACGATGAAACGCTTGTGGAGTGCGACCAATACGAGTTAAAAGATAATGGAGAATATGGAGCCGTTGACGGTGCAAGGGACGACAGGGTTATGTGTACCGCAATAGGACTGTGGGTTTGTATGAACAACATGGATCCGGTTTCAGAAGTTAAATTTTCCACAGGGAGAAGGCTTCAGCAGACAGCGGGGGCAGTAGATAGTAGATTTTAACCACTAAATATTTTTATTATGGAACACTTATTTTATTGGATTCTGGGAATTGGATGTTTGTTGGTGCTTATTCAACAATGGGCTATGATTATTCGGCAAGAAAAAAGGATTAGGGTGATTGAGGCGTTTGTTTCCGCTTACGGAGATAAGAAAGAATCTGAACAAGAACAAGTTATTCTTAAATGGTACGTTGATCTCAGAAAAAAAAGACGTTCGGAGAAGCGCGATAGTGAAAATGAAAAACATACGCCAAAGGATGTGAAAGGTGTAAACTCAGATGATCCCACATACATACCTTTTGGAAATTCATTTCTACATACGCACCCAAAAATGGAGAAGGTAAATCAACTCGATGTAAACCATGTTATTATTGATCGGGAAGATTGGGAAATTGCAGTATCAAAACTAAACCCATTATTAATAAACCCATGAAAGCAGAACTACTAAGAAAACTCAGAAAGAAGTTTGAAATTCAAAGCAGAAACGGAGAATACCGTTTTCGTGACCGAATTTTTGAGGATGGAAGATGGCAGTATTTCTTCACCATTTGGACAAGGGACGTTGATGCTATTCTCAGAGAACAAAGAAACGCCATTTTGAAAGGAGCAAAAAGTAATCACAACACTTTTATGTTCCTGATAAAGTGGTTGGTCGGGTATTTGTCCATTTGGTTCTCGGGAGTGAAGGAAGCAATGGTTTACAATTGGAAGTACCTTTCTTACACCCGTGCTAAAAACCTCGCTAAAAGAAGGTTTAAGGTCGATAACAAGACCTACTACGTAATCGAAGGAGAAGGTGCAACTTTCTTCGTTGGGAACGTGAACGAAATTGCAAAACTCAGGAAAATCAGAGTCTTTGAAAAGAATCTTGATGCCAAAAGGCTGAATGAGATTTGCTGTTTCAGGATTGGGGCAACGTGTCCTTTGGGGAATGACCACTATCAACGATTAACTTTTGCGAAATGAGGAACTTAACCACATCAAAAGGTGCGGCAATGGAAGTTCTGAATAGGGCGTTGCCATATCCTGAGCAAATGAAAGAAATCGACCTTGAAAAAGATGGTGCAATTTATTTCACGTGGCGAGGCGACAGATACAAATTTGAGTTTGGCACCTGTATGGTGATGAAGTCATGTGGATGCACACTTGAAGGAACAAGTGCTTCATTGTTAATGGAGAGACTAATCAAAAGAGAACTTGCAAATATTATAATCGGATAAACTATGAAATTCACCTTACCCAAATTCCTAAAGAAGAAAAAACCATTCATGGTTAGAGTTCTTCACAATGACTCCAAATTTGACGTAGAAAACGGCTCTACGGTCATTATCTACCGCAGAGGGATAAAGTCATGCGCTCCCAATTCTATTGGCTTGTTGAAGCTGCAAACAGGCATAGGCTTGGATATTCAGCCCGGCTACTGTGGAATTGTTTCACCAATCAACAATATCCACAAAACAGGACTTATTTCAGCCAATGCACCAAAAGTAATTCTCCCAGGCTACAAAGCAGAGATTGAACTTGAAATGTGGAAAAGTCAACTTCCGCACTTCACCGAAGGCTCTTCCTACGAAACACCATATGACCAAAATGATATGATTGGGTTTATTCAAATCGTTAAATGTCCGAAAGAATGAAAGACATTAAACTCAGGCAGTTTTGCATAAGGATGGCATACAATTGCAGTGCCGACAAGTGCGGTGCTGAAAAACTTGTGTCAGACGCAATGGTAATACATACCTTTCTCACAGATTCGACTATAGATGAACCTGACTTTAGTGAAACCGAAGGATTTTTGCAAGAAGGCCCAAATCCAAAGAAAGTATGTTACCCAAATAACATCGACTGTCCACGATATGAGGCAAACGGGGTTATTTTCAAAAAAATATTGCACTGTTGTGATGAAAACAGTGATTTGTGTCCTCGGAAACCTGTTCAGTCACACGGATAAATAACCAGTAAAAACAAATTCAAAATGAAAAAACTACTTTTTATTATGCTTTTTATCCCAATATTGGGATTCAGTCAGGATACCTACTTGGGACTTGTAGACCAAGCAAAAGGTATTACAGGTCAGGTAATAATGGCAAAAGAAAATGGCGACACCGTTCATGTTTATCCACCAAAGTTTGACTGGAATACTCCAATCACTCACTTGGACTATAACGCCCCACCAACAAATTCGATATTATATTTTTGGGAGAAATATCTTGCAGACTGCAACAAACTTGTGGCTGATACCGTGAAGGAAGTCGGAATAATCCATACTAAAGGCATTCCGGTAAAAGTTAATGGTCAGATTATTGCCTACAAGCGAGTACCGAAAGACACAGTTTGGAGTAAGCAGAGTTGTGCAGAATATAAATTAATGAGTAATTCATGGGGTAGTTCGGGGCCTTTTTTCACCGTGGATTCATCTGGAAACACATGGGGGTATTCAGGTACACTTACATACCAGCGTGATGCAAATAAAGATGAGCCTAAAATAATTTATCGAGATAAAATCTGCCTCATTAAAAATCGTAAAGCCAATTGGAATGATTTTTGGGAAAGATGGTTGGTGGAGGAGGGGATAATTGAAACGAACTAAATCAGATAGCTATGATTACAACAAAAAATGAATTAAGAAAAGCCATTCCGGGAGTAAAATTTTGTGGACAAAATAAAACTGTTTGTGTTCCTAAGTCGCAACTCAATGACCAGACCAAAGAAATTCTTGATAATTTCTGCAAGCACATGGACTCCATAAACCGTTCTTCTATTTGGGTAAAAGATCCCAAAACAGGAAAAATGGTTATGAAGTGGGTTAAGAAACCTGCTTATAAGTGGATTACAAATTCTTGGATTAATTAAATTCAAAAAGCCGGGCTAAAATACCCGGCTTTTCTTCAACCACTAACTAAACTAACTATGAAAACCACTACTGCGCTTCTTGGGGTTGTGCTACTGCTTGCGGATTGGCTGCTGCAAGGGCTTGTTGCTGTGCAGCAAACTCAGCTTTTTTCTTTTGAATTGACTCCAAAAGATTCTGAGCAAATGGGACAGAACTGTTTTCAAGATACGACTCAACATCAATAGCCTGTAATTCCAAAAGTCTGACAAGCGTTGTCTCCATCATTTGACGGTAAACAGGGGTGTCGGAGCTTTGGGTAATATGCAAATCAAATTCCATGTCACGGATAACGTCAGGGTCGAACATATCTGTTTGTCCTGCCCGTACACTGACTTTGGATGAAGAAATTGACCGAGGTTCATTGTAATATTGAAGGATCAACTTCATTATCTTGGTATCCCTTGCTTGCTTATAGTTGTTCACAAAAGTTTCAAACAGGTCTCTGAGGTTAGTAGCTGCGTTCTGTGCCTGTTGAGCGTAAAGTGAAGCTGCTGTTCCTGACTTAGCTTCGGCTCCCTGCGATGCTCCGTGTACGCCGGATATTTCCTGAAGGTCACGCATCTGAAGCGCGATCATTTCCTGAAGTCCTACATTGGTTGAGTTGGCCGACACCTGTTTTGGAGCAACCGCACCAGCCTTTAACTTCATTTTGATAACGCCATTGTATTTTACCCACTCTTCAGCAATTGCGTCCAAATCAAAATCGTCTGCTATACTTGCTTCATCCACAATTAAAACCCCTTTAGCTGAGGCTGAAATGATGAAGTCATACAGGATAATCATTCGGTTGATATACCGTTGTTGGTCGATAATATCTTCATACATACCCCAAACTTCACCGTCAATTAATGGGTACATCAAAACGATGAAAGGGTGGGATTCGTGGGTATATGGTGTTTCTCCCTGATAGAGAATATGTCCGTAAGGTGAAACAAAGTAACACTCCCAAACTTGTTCAAAAGCCTTTTCGTAATAGACTATCGGGACGGCCTCCGGCGGCACACCTTGAGCAATAGCTTCGGCCATCCTTTTTCTGTTCACTTCATCAATTTCTTCTTTTGGGCGGCGGGTGCTGATTTTCTTACCTGTGAGGGTGTCGTGACAATGAAGTACGGGAATTAACTTTTCCTGCCAAATCTCAAATACCCTGCATTTACTGGCATCGTTAGCGGTGAGAAAAGAAATGTTGTCCACAGCTGCCGAAGAAAAGGCCCTGCTATTAGGCTGGGAATCCATGTTTTTATTCGTGTAAATCGCTTCTATCCTGTCAATATCTTCCTGGGTTTTGGCAAAGGCAGAAATAACCTGGTCACGCTCCAAATCCATGAAGTGACCACAGAATTTCAGTCCGTGCATCCGTACATCTTCAACATCGGTATCCTGAAACCATCGGTTTACGTTGATAAGTCCGTTGTAAATCTCGTTGTGGTTGCGCTCTTTACAGTATTCATAGGTGACCTTACAGACAATTGCACCCGACAAGGTAAATTCATCAAAGGCCCTTGTGTCGAGTTCTGCGATGTTGTTTATGTCGTAAACCTTGTAGATAGCATTGGTGAGCATTTCTTCGGCAAAGGCATCCCTTTTTTGAATGGCTTGCACCACAGGTTTACTTTCGTTACCCCGCCACTGGCCGATGACATTTTTGCGGATCTGCTGGAGTTTATTATTTTTCAATGGAGTCTTTCCCTGAAGGGTTATGTATTCTCCTTCGGTCATTTGCTTGCCGTTGACAATTACAGGTTCTCCCCATTGGTCTCCTCGAAGGTACATTCTGGCCCGCTTCCTTCTTGTGCGGAAGTCTTGCATGGCAGAATAGTATCGCCATGCTTTCTGAATCAGCTCTTCTCCCAACTGAACATTTTGATCCAAGGGAAGTATCTGTGGTTCCGGTGGAGTATCTTCAATACCTAAAGAGGTTTTGTTGAATTTCCGGTAGTCGGTTTTAATAGCAAAGTCTGTCATGGCGTTTATTTATGAAGGTATTTTAATAGGTTATCGGCAGAAGATTTATTACGGGTATCTTCGTTTGATCCGGTTTTATAGAGTTCTTCAAGATTTTTGTCGATCTTCAAAACTTCATCCACTGCTGTTTTTTTAATCTGGTTGACCCTATCCATCATTTCTGCATTTTTCATGGAAGGATCGTACTTGAATGACTTGTTAAGGGCATCCAACTGTTTTTCGGCTATGTCGTACGCAGCCATCCTTCTTCGTGTGTAGATATTGCTCATTTCCTTAATGAAAGGACTTGAATTTTTATTGGTAATCATTTCTTCTTTAGCCTTTGCGGTCATGAAATCCTGTGTTTGCATCCTGCTTTTAAGAAGGTTGTAGCTTTTAGAAATATCATTTACCGATTTTGGCTCCCGATAGAAGGTGCTTAAAACTGGAGTACTTCTTGGTTCAAGTGGAACATCCTTTCCGTTACTTTTATCAATCAGGTAGTTTACTGTTTTGGCAAGCTCGTTGAATGATCTCGCCGCACCGCCACCCATATATTCAAAAACGTGTTCAACCTGAGAGGGGTTCCAGTCTATCATACCCTTAAGTTTGTTGTGTTCCCATTCCTGCGTTTTGGGATTGACAACCATTTCCATTGATCTGTTGTCGTCACCACCCCATAGGTTGTTCCATTTACGGGATGCCTCTTTTAAAGTGGGGTTCACATAAGGCATGGACATTGTATAAGCCGGATCAACACCGTTCATGGCCGGAAGGAAAGGCTCTTTATATACTTTTGAACCGAAAGCATCACTATTGGTTTTTAGGTCTAAAACGGGTTGTAGTGCGGTCGGAACAACAAACCTTGCGCTCGCTCCATCTTTAGTGAATCCTGATCCTTGCATATTTATGGGTGAGAGGGTGGAAAGCATATTCCCCGAAACATCCAAAACACCGTCCATCATATTTTTGTGGCCGGATGTTATGTCGTGAATGCCTACCCCCAAAGCGTAGAAAGCCCTGAAAAAGTGAGGAACTGTAATGACGATAAATCCTTTTCCGTTACGAATTATGAATTTATTGAACCTGTCATAGTCCGAAAGCGAGTAATAGAGTGACTTGTCTTTGTCATCTTCCGGCCCTGTGGCTGAGAGTACCGCCGCCGTTGCATAACCGAGTGCAACCAGTGCGGCCAAAGCTGCTATTCCTTTACCTTTATTTTGATTAATCAGTGTTGCTCCGGTCTTTAAAGACTGAAACCCTACATTAAAGAATCCGTACAAAGGACTGAATACAGAGGTATATTTACCGGACTTGGTAAAGTTCACAGTTATCTCGTGGGCATCAAAAGCGGACTGTTGTTTTGTCTTTCCAGATTTTCTCGAGGCGACATAAGTTGAAAGTCTTGAAAGTCCTTCTGAAAGTTCTGCCGTGTGCTGAATTTGGTCAATTACAACATCGAGAACTTTTTTAGGCGCATACAGGGCATCTCCACTTAACTCTTTTTGCAACTTGTTGATTGCTATTCTGTGTTGTGCTATGCTCATTTGGTGTGAAAATCCGGTTTCTGCTCCATTCTCCAAAAACTCCACCATGAATCCATCCATATTTGTCGGGACACCATTGGAGTCGTATTCGGGTTTAAGCGATTCCCTACCACCCCAAACATATTTAGAAAGGACTTTTGCGGATCCGGGAAGCGCCTGATTGAAACCGATGAAGTTTCCGTTGCTGTTAATCATGTGATTAAACTCAGAGAACAGTAAGTCAACCGGAGTGTTGCTCAGGATGAATTTTGGGCTGTATGTTGTCCAGAGCCGGGTAATTATCCTTGTGGGTTTCCCTATAACTGCTGTGTAAGCCTTAACAACTTTCTCGGTGCTTTCCTTATTGATTCCTTTATAAGACCGGGCAACGTCCGGGTCTGCGAAATACATTACTTTTCGTACTCCGTCCTCAACGGCCACAACCTGACTTTCTTTGTCTTGAAGATTTGTCCTTCTCAAAAGGAAAGATGAAGGGTCGCTAACTCGCTTGGCGAGACCTTTGTCAAAATCTTCCTGCGGAACAACTCCGTCGTTTTCGTCATATTCAAACCAACTACCCGTTACGGTGTCTTTTCTGAGTACGGTTTTTGCCAAACGAAACAGTCCACTTGCCTTATCGTTTTTCGCTTGAAATTGTGGATAAGCACGAACCATATACAGTGCGCTCAGTGCTGTTCTGTTTTTGTTCCCCTGAATGATTGAGGATTGGGCCATACTGACCATGTTGGCAAACGGATCATCGGCTTTTGATCTGCGGCCCTCAATTCTTTTCATGGGCTGAATCATCCCGTTAGTTTCTCCAGTTGTGTAGTCGAATACGTCTCCGGCGGTAATGTTTTCAAAACCTCTTAATGGCACGTATTTTTTCCACCTGTTGAGTAAAAAATCGTACATCTGCTGATTGATTCTTCCGCTTCTTAAATCTTCATCGAGTGAAAATTTTGTCAACCGGTTAACCTGGTGCCAAAGTTCTTTCAGATGCTTTTTATCCGTGACTTTATCCTCAAACTGCTTGATTTTGAAGTTGGCAAATTCGTCAACAGACCATTTTTCTCGCGATTCCTCTCTGTTGCTTGGGTGATAAAGACCTTTATCAACTTCTTCATTCATCCATTCGGTCAGTCCAGCATAGTCATTTTCGGCATATTTCTTTTCGAGTTGGGCTTTTTTCTTTTCCAGGTACCAGGCCCTAAACTCATCGGCAGACATATTGGTGACTTGCTCCTTGTATTTGTTTTGGGCTTTCAGGTCATCCATTAAATTGACCACCTGTTCTGTTGTGCCTACTGAGTTTTCTACCTTGCTATAATCTGCATTAACCCGTTTTGCTCGTTCTGTTAAGTTCCGTTCCGGTGCATGGGAGGCCATAACATAGTCGGCAATTTCTTCATCGGAAACCTTGTAGTTATTTTTTAGGTCAAGCTGCGCCCGGACTAAAGGTTTTACAATAGTCTCTTCAAGTTGCTTTATGGCATAGGCATTTTTGGAAGATTCAAGGTTTTGGGACTTGTAACCGTCCATGTGGCTTGGTAATTTCTCCCCTGTGGCCTTTTCAATAAATTCCTGCATTAACTTTGCGGAGAGTTCCGCATCCTGCATGCCTCTTCTGAGTCTTTCTCCAGCAGTCTTTACCCATTCAATTTCTGTGATCTCGGCTTTTTGCTGTGCCCTTTTTTCTTCAACTGTCAGGGGTTTCGCATCACGGGAGAACATTGCTGTTCCGTTGAGAATATCTAAGGCGTGAGTGGGTTGGTCAACTCCATCTATTTTAATTGCTGGGGGAGCGGATTTCTTACTCTCTTTTGGTATGGAATTGCCATTTCTTCTTCCATTTTCGCCTTCATGTACGGGGTTTCCATGAACTTGTCCCATTTCCGGTACTTCCTGCCGTTGGGAAATCCAATTGTTGGCTGGCTTTTCTTTCTTGTTGCCAATCTTTTTAGTACCCTCAGATACCGTTTTATCTCCCGGATTAAGTATGTCGTAGGCATGGGTTACCTGTTGAATAGGGGTTCTTTTCCCACCGTATCGTAGACCTTGTTCAGAAGTTCCTCCGCTTCTGGGGTCCACGGAGTGTCTTGGTTCAGACAGTCTATTACTAACTGTTTCTCCTTTGGTGATAGATCGCTTTTGTTTACTAACACTATTTCCTGTAATATGGGTGTTGATAACATCTCTTAATTTATTAAGTTCAATGGTTTGATTTACTGTTTCTAAGATAGCGTTTTTAATTGAATTATCTGGAACTGTTGACAATATTTCGTCAAATATCTGTTCGGCAGATTTTTGTGGACTAAAAAGTAATCTTTCTATTATTTGTTCGACTTTATGAGAGAAGTATTCTTCTCCTTGAATCCGTATTGGGTCAGACCAATATCCTTCCGGAACAACGGATTCAATCTCGTTTTTACCCAACGCAAGATAAATATCTTCGCAGTACGCTTTCCTATCTAATAGGTTGGGAAATTGTGACTCTATTTTACCATGTATTAATTCATGTATAATAAGTCGTCCAACTTCTCTTGGGTCAGTAATTTCGGGCTTTATATAAATTCTTCCTTTTATCTGAACTGCCTGATAATTTTTTATCCGTGTTTCTTTTGCGTCTGCCGGACTAACTCCATTTTGTACCATATTATTAGCGGCATCCTCTTTATTTAGGAAAAGAATTTTTTGTTTGGTCTTTGATATTGAAAGAATCGCTCTTGCAATTGCTTTTTGAGACTGTTTCCCCTGAACTAAATCAAGGAAAGGAGAAATCATATCATCCAACATTGAATATCTTGATTCAGCCACGCTTGTATCACTCACCTTCACGGTATAGATAACTCCATCACTTGACTTAACTTTCAGTTTTCCTTCGGATATTCTTGGGGAATCAAGTACGGTCGCCCTAAGTGGTTGACCTAAGAACTTTGTGTTGACTTTTGTGCCGGGTTCAAAGACTTTTGCGGCCTGAGAAGTAACTTTTACACTTGTTTTCTTTTGAGAGGTAGCGATAAGTGATTCAAGGGGAGAAACTGAAACCGCCTCCGTTTCCAAAGACGGTTTCTTAACTGTTTCAACACTTGGTTGTTCAGATTTTACTTCTTCTTTGGCGGTTTTACCACCTTCGGCTTGCACTTTTTCGCTTTCATTGGGTTGGGTGTTAAGTGGAACAATTATTGTTGGGTCAGGAGTCTCTTTGTACTCCGCAAAGGGTTTGTGCTGTTTTTTGCCGTCATTTAGCCATTCTTTGAAAGGAACTATACCAACCTCCGTGATGGACTTTAACCCATTCCAATCCTTGTCGTAATTCTCGGAATAGGCTTGATGTGCCTCTTCAACGGTGTTATAACCAATCATCACCTTACTTTCATCGAAATTTCCGGTACTTGGATTGATTTGGTCAGCTACAAATACTTTTTCACTTTCGGGATTAGGGCCAATGAATGTGTCAATATGGTCACCGTCCTTTCCTTCGGTTTGCTTGAAGTAGCCATAATGGGATTTCATGGTGTGTTCCCATGCTTTACCATCTTCGTCTATACCTTTTCGGACTGAACCAATTGGATTTTCAATGGTAATATTCATTCCCCGAACTACTACATGGCCTTTAGCGTAATTTCCGGCTTCTTTTTGACCTTCTGTTGGATTGAGGTTAATGTCTTGACCTTTGAGTTGAGAGTCAACAGTATTTGATTTCTTTTTAGATTGGTCAATAAGGTCGGTGAGGGGAGAAACAAACAATTCCTGTTGATTATGCACTACATTTACAAGGGAATCTTCAAGTTTGGCATGTTTCTTTTCGAGTTCAGAAACAGCCTGATTAGCTTCGGTTACTTTTTTCTTCGCACCGTTTAAAATTGCATCATTACCAAAATCAATAGCTTCACTTCCCGCAACTGTTCCGTCTTGGGATATTTGACCTTTTCCGCCAAATTCAGGCGATTTCTTTAACTTATTGTAAAGGGATGATGCTTTTGTGGCAAGGGATTTTGCCTTCTTTAAATCGGACTTAACCTGAGTTATTTCGGATTCGATTTTTTCTCTTTCGGGTGAGACTGGCCTGTTCTCTGCTTGGCTTGTTCCATTGCTTTCAGGTTTCGGGCTGCTTTGGCTAACTCCATTCTCTGTTCCTGTGTAAGACTCATGGTATAAATTATTTAGTGCTGTTTGATCTTCGGCTGATAACCCGTAGTATTCATTAAGAGCGTTAATGTATTCAGCATCATCTTGTGGTGCACTATTTACAAATATAGCATCTTCTTCTGACAATGGTTCATTTGTTATCCCTAATTTTTCCATTTCAAGGATTTGCTCGTCAGTATATTGGCTTTCTTTGGCCTTATTTACTGAAAGAAGGTCTTTAGCCATTTGAACAGGGGAAGAATAACTCTTGATTACATCTTCAATTTCGTTGCGGAAGTCCTGGTCACTCATTCCTTCAATAGTGTTTCCTTCCGAGTCAAGGCCGTGTTCTTCCCAAAGAGAGTGCGCTATTTGTGCAATACTTGAACCTTCTGAATCTGAAACCCATGTGAATCTTGGTTTGCGTTCAGCCTCAACCGCAGCGTCCCTATTGGTGCTGTTTTTCTTTCCAAACAGTTCTTGAAGTGCAGACTTATTTATCTTGCCTCCACCGATGAAGTGTTTCAGGACAATTGCCCTTACATCTCTTGGGTGAGTTTCTGTATTGTAGGCTTCGGTTTGAATTTTCGGTGCACTTTTTTCTTTTTTTACTTTTTGAGTTGAACTTTTCTGTAAACTTTCAGTCGGTATAGTTTCAGTAATAGTCTCAATATTAGTTTCTTGTGGCTTTATTTCGGAAACATTTTCAGTTTGTATTAAATTATTGTTAACATTTTCTGAAACATTTGCAATTTGCGAATTGAGAATATTCCCATTTTCAGGCTCAACAGGAGTAGAGGTCTTTGGGGCTTGCTCCTGTGTCACCTCAACCGTGGGGGTAACGGCTGTTTCTGAAACCTTTGATTCCAAATTATTCCCAATTTGTTCAGAATTAGGAGATATTTGGGAACTTACGGCCACCTTTGGGCGAAGTGTGACGGTATAGATTACATCAGTAAATTCATCGTCAGGATTTAATTCAACTCTGTCAACTGTTACATCGTAGTTAGCTGATACTTTACCTTTTGTACGAATAATTTCAGCAGCTTTATTAGCGGAGGCTTGGTCATCGAACTTCGCATCAACTCGTTTGATCCCATCCGGGTCGGTGATAAGCCTCGTATTTTGAGGTTCTGCTTGAGTTCCGATGTTGATAAGCTGCTCTTTTGGCTTTGTCTCAACTGGATTGGTGTTTGATGGTTGCTCATTTTGTTGGTCTGTTACTGGTTCAATGGTGGATTGATCTGTTGGGGGTTGAATCTTTGTGAGTTCTGCCGGACTAAACAGCATTGGGTTGACTTCCCGACCTTCGTTTTCATCTGGAACGACAAAGAATTGGTCGCGGCCCTCAATACGGATTATTTTTCCGGTTCTGCCATCTGGCATGGTTACGGGGTCATTAAGCGTGAATGATGCGGCATGATCTTCCTGTTGGACTTTCTGCTTCTTCTTTGCCTCAATTTCTGCAAATTGATCTTTAAGATCTTGCAGTTGTGAGTCACGAAACTCGGAAGTTGGTATGTAAAGAATATCCTTGGTGTCAATTTCGGCCCTGCTTGGAGTAATCCTTTCCTGTGGATTCTCTTTGTTGGCAAGGATAAGCATGGATGATGGGTCGTTGACATCACCACTGACCACAAACCAGCCTTTACCTTTATGATTTACTTCAATAATTTGGTCTGAAGTGTCGTGTTTAATCAGGGGAATAACGTTTTCATCAATGTGTGTTCCGGCCTGATTGATTAGGTCTGACTTTCTTTTGTTGTAAGCGGCCTGATTGACTTTTTCGACACCGTATTTTGTTCCTGAGATAACTCCACCGAAAGCGCCACCCATCGTTAATCCGGCAAGTCCGGCCGTGGCCACTCCATCCATGAGACTCATTTCGGGTCTGTACCCAAAGTATTTGTCAAAGGCATTTTCGGAAATCTGCGTACCCATTTCTTCAAACATTTCCCCAAATGGTGCCATCCAGGGTTTATCGGTAAGCATTTCGGCAAAAGTTTTCTTAAAGCCTTGCTTAACAATTTTTGCGCCTTCTTCTTTTCCGGCATTCTTTATGATTCCGGCCAAAGACTGTGCCACTGCTCCGGCTCCGAGTTCTCTTTCAAAAAGGTTCTCAAAGAATCCGTTGGCCCATGCAATAGTCAGCTTTTCGGCGTTAGGCAGATCCGGTGCATTCTTTTCAATCTCATCAAGTTTGCCTTCCGCAAATACCGCCGTAAGGGGTGCGTATGACTTCGCTAATTCTTTCAGGTAAGGTGTCATTTTCAGTCCGGTATCAACCGCTTTCATTCCGGCTGCTCCGGCAAGTATGGTTGAAGGAAGAGACTGCAATAACTGACCACCTAAGAGCTTAAATCCGGTGCCTATTTCTTTAATGTCACCATTCCTTATCCCGTTGGTGAAAGTATCTATAACGTTTTTCTTTGCGTCAGGATCGGCCTCTATGTTGTTTTGCAGGTAGTCCGAATAATCACCGAGCATTTTACTGATATTACCTACTCCGGGGATCTTTTCATAACCCTTATTAATTTGTTCTGTGGAAGGTGGCCTGAGCGCTTCGAATCCGGTAACATTGGCAAGCCCTTCAAAGGGAAGTGCTGCTGTTTTGTAAAGAAGCTTCGGGAGATCGTAAATCCATTTCTCGGTCGAAGTAATCCCCTGAAGGATATTTGACATAAGGTAGCCGTGATCGGGCTTTGTGTCTTTGCCTGTCTCTGGTTCTGCTATTAAGGGTTTTGGTTGAACAGGAACAGGTTGGCCCAAATCATAGTTTTGAAGCGGTTTTGCTTCCGGTATATCCTTTACAAAATCAGCGACTTCTTCTTTTGGAATATCAAGGGTATCTTTACCGACTACAAAAGAATGAATCTCCTGTGCTTTGGGAAATTCTTTCACAAAGTCATTGGCCTCATCAGAAGGTATATCGTATGTTTTGCCATCAGCATCTTTGAATGACCGTATAAATTGCGGATCAGCCATAATTAGTTTCTTTTGTATTTACTCCAATCCTTTTTTGTGGTTGCATGAGAACCTACCGCCGGACCAGTAATAGTTCCGGGAACAGGCGGGGCGGGGTCCGGTTGAGTGTGATTGCCTAACTGTTCTGCGGTTAATGGTTTACCTGTAGGTGTTGGATATGCCTGTGGTTTTTTGTCCATATCGGCAGAACCTACCATGTAACTTGCCCTGTCTGATAATTCTTTTTCTGACTTTGCTCTCTCGTTGAGCATTCTTGTAACAATCTCCTTTTGCCCGTCCTTTGTATTATTTTGGTAGTTTGACATTATGGTTTTAATGTCATCGGTTGACTTGTTCAGCTTTGCGGAATCAAACAAATTTGCAAAGTCGGCAGAATTGTATTGCTCCAATTTTTGCGTGTATGGATTTCTCCATGTGTAAATAATTTTATTCGGGTCGTTTGCCGTCTCCGAGGCGGAAGGTTTGTTTGCACGAATCAGTGCAATTCTATTCCTTTCAGCTTCTAGTTCAAGTCCTATTTTCTTGAAATCATTGGTAATTTTCTGCTGTTCTGCTGCGGTTGTTGCTTTGCCTAATGCGATTTCGTAGTCCTGCTTATTTTTCTCGGCCTTAAGGGCATAATCTTCATTCCAACGGTCTGCCGTTTCCTTATCTTTCCTTGCCTGTGCATCCATTCCCATTTCCTGAATCTTGCCTTGAAGCATCTGCCTGTCCCAATCACGTTTTTGTTGCAAGTACCTTTGTTTTTCGGCATCCCTCATACCATAAAGCCTTGCAATATTGTTGTTTGGCGCAAGTTTCGGAACTGTTGCACCCATTCCTACACCCACTGCTCCGGCTAAATTTCCAAATGCCTGTCCAAGAGAGTCCAACATGGCTGCTTTTTTTTACAGATCGTCAAGAGTTGGGTCTTGAACAGGCTTAGTTTCCCTTATAAGGTCAAGAATGGATTGTATTTTCGGCGGCTGGGCTGTGGCCGGCTGAATTGTAGGGTCAGGGATGGTAGTATTGGCCGGGGTATCCATCAGGGCCGGATCATCCGCTACTCTTTGCTGATGTTCCGGGAATACCGAGTTAGGTACAAACTGCTGAGTCTGCATATTTAATCCGGACTGGTCCTGAGTTAAATTAGGATCAGGGCCATCGGTGCCATCGAGCATTTTCCTTACAAACGGATCATCGTATAGGTTCATGGCGGTTAGAATTTAGGGGTAAAGTTCAGTTTCGGTGTCTTTCCTGACATTAACGTAGGGTCTAATGCAAACCCGGCCCCTGTTCCCGGCACTTTACTTCCATCAAACATTGATCTTAGGGCGACATCCCCTATACTGCTCATTGAGTTACCAAACACATTTGCACCGGAAGCCGAATCGGAAGCGTTCTGATTCAATTCAGTGCCGAACAACTGATTCTTTCCTGATATGTAGCGATCTTTCAGTCCTTGCGTGTACTGAGTGCCGTAACCTTGCAGTTTGTTCAGGTAGTCACCGTAAGAACGCACATTATTGTCACGGGCGGCCAGTGCTGCTTCATCTGTTCCTCCAGTAATAGCTGAACGGTCAAGTGCCTGTTGGTTATTCTCCTTTAACTTATCCCTCATCGTGGACAGAAACGAAGATCCCTGTTCTGTTTCAAGGTATCTTCTGTTCATGTCTGGTAAATATTCCTGATCAAGAAGTCCCTGTTGTTTTTTCACCAACGACTTATTTTTCTTGTTGGCCTGTGCGCTCTTTATGAGTCCGTAAACTCCCGATGCTGCCGATACGCCTACTGCTACCCATGCCATAACTTAGTCCTCCTTTTCTTCGATCTTTAATTGTCCGTCAAGATCAATATGCCAATCATCTTTTACGGTGCAAATTGATATTATATCCTCGGGCTTATACGTATGCCCAAAATTGTTTGGATTAGGATCATGTACAACATTCATATCCTTGTCAATGATAACGGCGTGAGTTGTACCGGGTCCAAGACAAATACTTTCTACTGTTGCCTCCCAATATCCATTAACTCCACCATCGTGTTCTAAAACCTGTTTTACTAAATGGGATCTTCCCTTTGGATTAAACTCGCATATATGTCCATAGCCCTTGTCATTATAAAAATTAACAAGAGCATAATACCATTTATCACCAAGTTCAATAAAATTGGGCACATCATCAATAAACATTTCAAATAAAGATGCAACGGCGGCCTGCTCGCAGGTTCCATGCTTTTTTTCAATTCTGCTCTGGAATACTCTTTTCATAACAGGTTCTCCTATACATTAGTGCGTTGTGATGCTTTTCAATAATCCGGCTTTCAATCCGGTCAACAATTTTCTGTTTTTCCTCTTCGGTCAGTTCGTTTTCTGAACCTTTGATAGTGTGGTACCTATGGTATGTTGTCCAAACACAATCTTCCACGACAAATACTACTCTTCGGGTACCAACTTTTGTTATTCCGGTGTAGGGTGCTGATATTTCAACCCAATCTTTTCCGTCAATACATACCAGGCATTTGCCTTTTGAAACTGTAAAAGGATGCTCCTGTTTGTGAATTTTGGTGGTGATTAATGTCCCGGCAGGACAGGATATTTCTCTTAGGTACATTCCCTTGCAGAAAATGTGCTTCAAGGGCAGTTCGACAGGTGGCATATTGTTTACCATAATGGCCTCCAATTCGTCTATCCTGTCATCGTTAACCCTCTTAATTGCTGATTCTGCCATAGTTTTAAGAATCTAATCTTTAGCATACGTCAATTTATATTTTGACAAAGTGAAAATACCCAACTATTTAGCAGTAAAGTGGATATATTTTGAAAAAATCAATTATCTTTGGTAAGAGTTTATATTTTATCTTATGGCATCAAAACGTAGACCGGACGGCACAAGAATTACCGGAAGACAGGGGATGAAGATTGAAACCATAGTCAGTCAGAGGGTAGGAAGATTAATGTCCAATCCCAAAAAAGTGTTTTCACCAAAGGAGAGGGCTGTCATTAACCAGCTTTGCAGGGCAAATGGTTGGGACTACAATCTAACCGGAAAAATGGTGGGAATGAATCCCAAAACATTGAAAATGTGGAGGTACGATACCTTTACGGAAGAAATTGACTCCACGGCCAAAGCAGTTATTGACCAACTTGTCATTCGAATAGCGGGTACGCACCCCGAGGATGGCGTAGTTGTCATTCCAAACGTCACTCAGGCAATGGAAAGAATTGATATGGGGGTGGATAAAATCATTGACAAGGCTGTCAGTGCCCGAACATTGGCTATTGACCGAATTTTAGAGATTATTCCCCAAGAAAAAAGAGTTGACAACCTTCTTTCTGTCATTAAGGAAATGAACATTCTTATTCAAAATGACAGTGACCAGATCAAGGAGGGTGGAGGAAGTATTCTTCCGGCGCTTCAAAAAATGGCGAATGGAGCGAGCATTAACCAAGAGGAAATGATGGCCTCCATTATGGGTAAATTAAACCAGAGTAGTTTTATACAAATAAATAATTATCAGAAAGATACAACAGAAGATGTGGAAGTAGTAATTGAAGAAGCTAAAACTGAGTGAAATGGAAGCGAAAGAGTGTAGAATTGGAAATTCAATTTACTTTATTTCAGATGATGGCACAAAGATTGAGGTTACAGTAAGAGCATTTCGTGATAAACTGTATTGTGGAACGACGCAATATGTTGATGCTGATAACAAAAATCTTTATGTGGCATTTTCAATGGATCGTTTTGAGCCAATCCCATTAACCGAAGAATGGCATAATAAATTAGGGTCACAAAAGAATGGTTTTGGTAATCACGAATACCATTTAACCCACAGAAAGAAGATTGTTTTTTCGGGAGATTATATCTATCTGCGAGATATTGAAAGAATGGATGGTTCTGAAAGCATGGAAGATAATATTTGCACTCTTTGGAACAACGACTTCAAGAGGCGCGGGATGTTCGTTCATGAGTGGCAAAACCTTTATTACGCCTTAATCAACGAAGAACTTTTACCCAATGAGTAACGAACAATACCGCACCGCACTTGACCGCCGGATTAAAGCCGGAAAGGTTTATTTGAACAACAAGCAGACTCAAATAACAGGATACTTTGAATTTGCAAATGCTGTTGTAGTCCTTGCCTGTGGCAAAGGAGTTATTTTAACTGAGGAAGATAATTTAATAATGGACGGAAATGGAGAATAGAATTGACATACCCCTGACAACGACAGACTTTACCTCAATTTCAAAGAACGGTACACTGTCCCATTTGATTAACCTTCGACATGAGGGTAATGTACTTCGACCCATTGGAAAGAAGCGGTCAGCACACCCTTTGACTATGGCCGGAACAGTGACTAAAACCTTTCTGCACAAAACAGCAGAGTGGGAGTCATGGATTAAACTTGACAATGGGGTACTGTCAAACTTCGGAGGGAAAGGCACGGCCAGTGAATCCACTGTTACCGCTTTCGATTCTTCTGTTTGCTCGGACGGAAGTACATTGCTCGAGATTCGCTCGTTCAAAAATTACCTGTACGTGATTACTTCGTCTCAACTCAGGGTTTACTTTGGGTATACGGACGATAACGACCGGATCACCTATAAGAGAGCCAATGTTTATGACTTTAGGAAGATTGATTTCAGGGTATGCCCGAGTGATAACCCTACTGTTTTCGAGGGAGTGAACCATGAATACTACCTTCTTCACACTCACTCATTTGTTGATGATTTCGACATTGCCATTTTGGATGATATTTACAAATTGGAAAGCAAAATGTCTGCCGAGCAGGGTGGGTTACCGGGGGTATGCTGGTTTAGGATTGGCCTGAGACTTTTTGACGATACGATACTTTTCCCAACTCAACCAATTTTCTCATGGGGTGCAAAGGTGGACAACAGTCTTTACAAGTCAAGCACAACAGGGGAGGGTGGTAACTCTATCATGAACTACCGGCCAAAACTTTACTCAAATCTTTACTCTTTATCAGTACAGTCCTCAGTTATTGACACACTTCTGACTGACAACACGGTAGCCGGGAACACCTGTAATGTGAAAAACTTCATCAAGGGTATTGAGGTTTTCGCTTCGGCGCCACAAAGAGTTTTTGATTTAGATAAGGGTAAACTGCAAAAGAGTGATTCCCTGAGACTGGCAGTGAATGACTCGCCTTATGCCTACTCAAAAATCTTCGCACTCAACGAACTCTTCCGGGACAAAGGCAACGACCCCGAAATCTGGTACAAAGTAGGCACCCATAACCTTGAAGATATTGTCAATATGCAAGGTTCGGGTGGATTCTACAACATGAAAATCGACCTGAAAAACTATTGGAATAACTACGCTACAAGGGAAACATTCTCTTTGGCGGATGAGTCATGGCACGTTTCAGTCCCGAAAGCATCAAAAGTTTACAATTCCAGGTTACTCCTGGGAGATATCAAAGTAAACCTGAGTGACGGGTACCTGCTTCAACAACCGGTGGATGCAATTTTTGATTCCATCGTCAAAGGTGTGAATAACGGGGACAATGTTTTTCGTTCGGCAGGATCAGAGAATTTCTCAGGCTATTCTTACGCTTACCTGAAAACCTCGGACGGTGAAAGAATCATCCGGACACCGCAAACCTACAAGACGTACAAGAAATATTCATACAACGGAGGCGTTTACACGCTATCCCCAAGCAATGACAGGCTGATTGCACTGCCCGGGCAGATAGGTTACCCGGATAGACGAGCGTACAAAATGGTATTTACCATCATTCAACCATCTAATGATGCGGAAATGTTCCTCAAAGAAGTGGCTTTGACAAGTTCGGTCAACAGCAACTTTGCCCAATACGTCAATGTATCTTGGGGACAGGCAAGGGAGAATGGTTTTGCTTCCAATCCGGCATGGTCCGCATCCATGTTTTCCACTTACAAGTATTTCAACTTCACAACGGTCATAATTCAGCACGCCGGAGAAACACTGCCGGGCCTAACACTGTTTTCTGCTCCAAATACACTGAATAGTTACATTGACCAAAACCGGATCATCGTTTCTGAGGTGGATAATCCGTTTACTTTCCTTTCAAAACACTCTTACCGGGTGGGAAGCGGAAAGATTGTCGCTATGGACTCCACTACCGAGACAGTTTCAACCGGACAGTTCGGTCAGTACCCGATGAACGTGTTTACCACGGAAGGAATTTACGCTTTGATGCAGGGTGACGGCAATGTTCTGTTCTCAGCAATAGTACCGATGAACTCAGAAGTATGTGTTGGAAGAAATACCCTGCCTATTCACGGATCCATCATTTTTATTTCGGAAAGAGGCATTGCAGCTTTATCCGGAAAAGAAGTTTCCATTCTTTCGCACCCACTGAATACCATTGTGTCGGATTCACTCACTCCGAACCCACTCAGGGGCATGGATATTTATGGCCAAATGACCTCGCACGCACAGTTATTTGGCATGGATAACTTCGAGTATGTCCTGAAGGATATCCGCTCTCTAATCACAGCTAACACGTCACTGGCTTTTGACCGGGCACGTAATGAGATTATCATTTCTGATCCTGCATGGGCGAAGCACATCTACTACTCAATGGAAAGCAAGTGTTTCTCCTTTGCGGACGAGAAGTTTATCTCAACTTGCGACACCTATTCAGAGCATTTTGCCCTGACTGATCAAGGGAAATTGGTTTACATCTGCTCAAACAGTGGTGACTTAGGCCAAAACCAAAGTGAGGAATCCGGGAATCCTGTTAAGATTATGCTTCAGACAAAACCGATTAATTTTGGCAGGGAATTGGCTATTAATGACATTGAGATCCTGACTGAGTTGACCGCAAGCGCCGGAAAATACACCGGAATAGTAGTCTTCGGAAACGAAGCAAAGAAAGCCGACAAGTGGTTTTTGCTCGGTGGTACCCAGACGGCACAACCGATGAATGTTTACAGAACAAATACTATTTCCCGTATGAAGGTGCAGGAAATTATCGTGCTTATTACTTCAATTTGTGACTATGATTCGTGGATTGCACCGATGATTTCATTGAATACTAAGACAAAGTTTAATCAGGTAAAAAGTTAGTTATGAAAGACATAATTGAGTGGTAAAATTAAGAGGGGATGGCGAAAACCTTTAAAAGAGTAGCCAATACATAAATACATACACAAATGTTTATCTTAAGAAGAATTGATCCAGACAAGGTAGAAACAAACACCTATCTAGATGTTTACTACACACTAGTATTAAAGGAAAAACACAAAGCAGTGTTCGACGAGGCCACTAAATTGTGGAGTGAGGATGACCTGAAGTCCGTATACGGACTTGTATGCGTGGAAGATATTGATCTTGTCATGCCTCTATACTCAGGGAGTTCTTATTATATTATGACAAGCGAAGGGAAAACTTTTTCAAACATTTCGCCGAAGGAGTTGGGTGATTAAGAACCTCTATTGTTTAAAAAAGCACAAAACTCAGGTTTCGCAAGGGTGATAGTCCGTCAAGATGTCACCCTTTTTTTGCACAAAAAAGAAAACCCCCGAATAACTCCGAGGGTTTTTACTAACCTAAACCTGGAAACAATTTGAAACCAAAACAAAAGTGACTCGAATATACGGAAAATTATCGGGACTACAAAATACTATTTGAGATTATTGTAAATTGCTTTGATAACTTTGGCGTCCCAAAGGCTGTTGTGCTTTTCGTCGGGATATACTTCTCCATCCACGGCGGCTTCACATTCTCTGTCCAGATCAAACGCTTCTCGCACAGAAATCCCTTTCTTTATCGCAATAAGGTCATTCAAATCTTGTGGTACCGGAGAGATGTTGTCGGGAAGTTTAGGGAGACCAATTTTAAAATATTCCGGTTCATATCCCTGAAACCTAAGTTTTGATTCATCAACATATATTTGTCTTTCCCATCCCCCAATCAGATGCAACAAATGGTACCAATCAAAAGTGGCACAATCCCCTACAAATTGCAGGTTGTAGTCGGAGAATTGGGATAACCATTCTGTTAAACATTTCTCAATTTCAGCAGTATTACTTTTAACTTGAAGATTAAGATAGTCGTGGGAGTTGGCATCGGCAACATTAAAGTACTTCAGTTTCCCCACCACATTCTCTTTCACCCAATCGTCGCATAGGTCAATCTGAAAGTCTGAGAACTCGGCGTAAAAGGATTTAGACTCAAGTCTCATGGGTAAACCCTTTATTGCCTGATAAACTCCACCATTCCATTCATCGCTCACTATCCCTAATGAAATAATCTGTGCATCCGGTGACAATGAAGTGAACTCCATGTCAAAAAATAAATTCAATGTTGGTTTCATGTGTTAATGGTTTCAATTTTATGTGAATAAATTTAAGGGGGTGCCACTTTGGTAGGTGGGTTCACCCCCTATACTTCGGAAACATATTTTACTATTGCAGATAAACAAGCCTTTCAAGCAGGCACCTGCTGTATGCCTGCATTGCCAGCAACTGAACATTCAGTAGCGACAACTGAACTGGGTCAATTTCTTTTGCCTTATCTGTCCTTAAAAACATTTCAAGTTTTGCAGAACGAGAATCGACTTCATTTTTTTCATCGAGAAGACGTTCGTAAAATCCTTTTGGGGGAATACCGTCCACAAAATCCGACACACAATTCTTTGCCATATGCAGGTGGTTAACAGCATTGGTCAGATTTATGTCTGCTCCTAATTTTTCAATTTCTTCCACGACTTTCACGATTGAAAGTTCTGCCGGAGTTAAAAGATCAAGTCTTGACCTTCTTTGTTGAGTATCCATAATATTTTCGGGTTTTATAAAGTCCGCCCAGAACTATGTTTTTCCTAATTTCACTTTCTCAATACATCCCGCAATCCATCCTATCAGATACGCGTCAGCCTCTTTTCCAGTATATTCTTCACCTAAATGCTCCCACATAAATCTTGCTATGTGCGCAGCTTCATGTGCAATATTACTAACCTGCAAATCATTAATTTTCTGAATTGTCACTAAAAACCCGTAATTTTTAGAACACTTTCTCATAATACACCTATTGTAAGAACTACATATACTCGTATCTGAGACAAAAGAATTTAGTGGACTCCCGTCAAGATGCTCAAATTTATGGTAAACATCCTGATTTACTACCCACAATTTCACAGGATAAATCACCGGATCAAACTCATGCACTTTAACTTTACTTTTCATAAAAACCTATGTTGCGTTTTACCAAAAACATCAATAGCAACATTTGCTCTGGCCCACGAAGAAAGACCTTCATTATATCCCTGATCTAAGTCCTGCGCTCCAACAGAGAGACAACCATCCAACCGTGAAGGCGAGTGGTCGTGTCCCTTAACCAGTTTGAATGACATATTTTTGTACTGAACTGACGAGCCTTTGCTACCGTTGGCGCCTTTGTCTCCGTGAGTGTTCAACTCAATCCCGCAAACCTTAACGCTATCGTCAATTTTTGTAGCGTTTACGCCAATTCTGTTGGCCAGTGTTCGGAATACTCCATCCTCTTTTAGGGCAATAGGTAGAAGTTCAGCGTACATTAAAGCATTGGAAATATCTTTTCGCCAATCCATGTTGGCGATATACCTGTCAAGGAAGTTGTCGTGGTTACTTGGGACGACAAGCACATTCGGGCAAAGAGATTTCACGTGAGATAAAAATTCCAATGCCTCTTTAATTTCTTCACCCAAATTATTCCTGCCAGACTCGAATCTTCTGACTTTTTTAAGCGGATCCTTTTCTTCGTGTGGATTTATTGATTCTCCGTCAAAAACATCATGCAGCACAACCATCTTTGGGTTAGTCAACTTAATCTCTCTGTCAATACTTTCCCTGCTTTCCTGCGATAGTTTGGCGCAATGAATATCCCCAAAGACAAGTGCTTCAACTGGTGGTGCTTTGGTTACACCTTCACTGGTTACCATCCAGTCATAATCAATGAAGTCTCCGTTATCTTTTGCTGTGACGTAATGGAATCCTCTTTCGGTTGCTATGACAAAACCGTAGGTGTGATGAAACATTCCTTTCTTACCCGTTTTTGAGTCGGTGTAATTTGGTTGTGTGCAGCATCCGGTAGTCATCATTATTTTGGCCGGACAATCCTTTGGTGTTGGCATAACCATCATGTGGACTCGAGGGTGTCCCAAAATACAGGACGCATCACCTGTCATTCCGTTTAGTCCGGTCAGGGGAGTTATTGCTGTCGGAGAAATCTTCACATCCGAAAGAAGTTGGATCCCGGGGAACAGTTCATGCCGGGCAGCATCAAGATAAGGTAACACCTCGGCGCACCAGACATCTTCTTTTACATCGCTGAATACTGAGGTTGGATTTTTATATCTGCTTGCCACAACATGAATTTCGGCACCTAAAAAAGCTGCATACCTGAGTATGTTTTCCCAAAAAGATTTGTGGACTGGAGTGCTGTTAAGTGCGGTAGTGACAATGTAAACTTTGGATTTTTTCAGTTCTTTGTTGGCGGCAGAAGAGTAGTGGTTAGATTTGCTTGTAGCTTCAAGGTAGAGAGCGTAAAGTTCCTGATGTTTTTGCGGTACCTGGTTTCCGGCCCTACCCAGCATACGCCTTATTCTAAATCGGGCACTTTCTACTGTAGCCTTAGGGTCTTGTTCGCAAATAACCCTTGCCATTTTCCTAATGTCGGTCACACCATTTTCAATGCACTGCCTAATTACTTTTTCAGTTAAAGTCATTACAATTAGTTTGGTTTCTGCAAAGAACATTTTCAGAGCCGGATAACGGATTCAAACCGCTGACTTTCTGAGTACAAAACAGATGCTCTATCAACTGAGCTAATCCGGCATGTAATCCCCTTTATCGGTGGGGATTAGTTTCGTGTTACGCAACTGCTCTTAGCGGCTGTGGAACCATTGTAATTGTTTTGCCTGTTATGGCTTGATGCTTCTCGGTTAATCTACAGAATCATAGTCAAAACCGGTCAGCCCCTGGTCGAGCAAATGCAATCAAACGGGTCTCGAGCACGTACCCTCTTGCAAATATTTTTGTCATTCTTTTTTAGGCTACCTCGAATCTCCTAAAATCAGTTGGCCACTTACTTCCAACAGCTTCTTAATTGGCGTTAAGTATGGGTGGGGAAGAACTGAGCTTACTCGGCAGTCATTTCACTCACTTTACACCAGAATTGCGCCTCTTAATGTAACCTGCCTACTTCCCCGTATGTGGAGCTGGCGGGAGTCGAACCCGCGTCCAAACAACCTGTCTAAGAACGTCATTGAAACATCGTGGGAGCAAAAGGACTCGAACCTATACGTCTTTCGAACCTGATTTACAGTCAAGCGAGCCAGCCAATTGCTCAATACTCCCAAATTCTCCAGAATTACGGCATCCGGAATGCCACGTTAAATACTCAATGAGTAATAACAATGGGCAGTTTATCGAGGTGCCCAGCTCATTATGTTATTCTTCCTTGATAAACTTCAACAGATCTCTTGTCTGAACTCCTCCAGACCACTTATTTGTCATTTCAGAGTTTTCATTAACGAAGTCAATTAAGTGGTTTACAGATATGTATTTAGCATCATTCTCGCCCTCAAAAATTGATGCGTCTGTAATAAATCCGCGATCCAAATCTTCAACTCCGCTTTCGGTGATGTAAATAATTTTAGGTTCTTTCATGATATTGTCATTTACTCACACCCCATATCCCCATAGTGACCTCCCCGGACCAGCCAGTAAACAGTGCAGCCAAAGATCAGCACAAGGGTGAAAAGAATCTTACTCGCTGCTCCCATCCGGAAAATGAGAGACCATATAAAGCACCCCAACAAAAAGGCTGAACCAATACTGAAGAAGTACTTATTGGCGATGATCCATTGCTTGAGGGGTTCGATTGGTTTCATATCAGGTTAAAATATAAACTTTAGTCCAACAAATATATGAAAAGTTTAGATTCGTACAACACATAACACGCTTAATTTCACTTGAAAAGCGAATTTTTTTGAAAATTATAAAATTTGACTTCGGATATTTTGGAAAATGGTATTGAAAATCGTGGGGTACCCCCCCCTATGCCACTTACTCAAATAAGCCCGTTTAAGACAGTATAATTACTCAGTGGTATCTTTCTGCCCCCGACTCTTAATTGTTAGCGCAATGAGGTCATCTGTGTACTGCATGAGTCTTTGATGCGCAGTGGAAGTTCTGAAGGCACTCCGGTTTTTATATCCCAACATCTTGGCGATTTTTTCATGGGAGAGTTTCAGGAGTTTAATGTGGGGGTATTTCATTAAGTCTTATTTTAATTGATTTGCCATGTAAAATTAATATAATATAGGTCATTGCAGATATGAATTGCGCTTATTTGGAATGATTCTTTAATTAAAGGTGCTTAGTGTTGAGTAAAAAAGGAGTATTTATGTTACTTTTGCCTGAGTAGTAGTGGCGTGAAAGGTGGTCGGGTCCCCCGGTCGTGCCCCATACCCCTCCCGCCTGTAAAATTGTGCGCTCTTTGCCCTGTGTGGTTGCAGTTTAAGCGGCTACACGTGCGCGCGAATCATTTTACGCAGACTCTTAGAGGGCAATAGCCGGCATTTAAAGCGGATCATGGCGAATAAAAACAGATCGGGGTACTGTTGTGCGCGCTTTAATCCTGATTCTTCCCTGCCATTGAGTGAGACAGGAAGCACACCGGCCAAAATCCAGGCATTCAAATAACTTGTCTTATAGTATTTATTATGTTCAATAGAGGATAGCTGTAAATCAGGCAGTTATCTTTATTTTTCACTCTATTTAACATAAATCGGTCATTCTGACGCTATTTTAACCATGTTTTGACACTATTCCAGGACTATTCTTACGAGTGAAAAACACCAGGTCGGACAGCAAAAAGAGGACAGAAGCCGGGAAGCCTAAAAAACCACTTCAGACAAGATGTAAAAATCCCCCCTGATAATCAGCCATCTATCCGAAAATTTCTTCCGTTCAGTTACTAACCCCATAAATTTAAATCGCTTTACTATCACTTTAAAGCGCATTAGTATCACCACGACACAATAATATTAATTATTTTTGATCGCGTTAACATTTATTAACTAAATTTATTTGCTTTTACACAATTATATTTACTATATTTGTGTTAACAAACTGGAACAATTAATCATTAACCACCTGAAAGGGTATAAAAAACAAAAGACAATGAAAACAAGACAAGATTATCTGAATGGGAATTGCACACATTCTGAATATTACGCACAATTTGTAAGAGAATCAATGAAAAATGCTATTGGTAGAAACATAGGAGTTGAGAGGCTTAAACAGGCATTTAAAGAAGACCAGAATTTAAATACTATCCCTTTGGCTATTTGGGATAATATGAGCCATTCTATATCATTCCCAGACATGAAGGATTACGGAGAATTTCGGACTCTTGCCGGTAGTGTTTGTATTTTAAAAGAAGCTGCGCGCCAGTTGTGTGAATCACTCAAAGATTAACTGATGAGGCTTTAGGAGCCGAAACGCCATTGATTTGGCGTCTTAATCTAAAAAATAAAAACCATGTTTAAACTAACACTTTGCGACCGTAATGGCACAGAATTAAATGAAGGTGATATTGTAAGGATTTCAGACGGTAAACAGTTTAAATTTTATTCTGAAGTTAAATTTTTAGCAGATCAAAAAGTAATTGCCCCATTTCACACATTTTCATTCCACTCTTTCGAAAAAGTTGATAAATTACCCGACGGCGTGACTGAATCGACAGAAAAACGATATAAAATATGGTGGCACGCCGATTCTATTAAAGACGAAAAATTTGATCGCGGTGAAAAATACCTGCTTTCATGGAGGGAATGTGAAAGACTGATTAAAGATAACTGTTTTAGAATCGAAAAATATAATTAACAATAAAACTCCCCGCAACGCGTTTACCGGTGACTCGCAAACCGGGCGGGACAAATGAACAGAAAATCAAACTTAATACCTTTTTATCATGCAAAATTTAATCTACCAAATTGAAAACGCCACTATTCACCCGGTTCCAGGTTTAATCTTTTCCGGGGTTTGTGTGGCTGTGGTCCTTGCTTTTTGTCTGCTTCTTCCAACGATCAGATACAAGCGTAAACACATCTGAGGTGATTTACAAATGTACCGTGGCGCTATTTATGCGCTGTGTGACTTTTGTAAACAATAAACGACGGCGAAAAATTACAAATTTCAATAATAATTTACCCATGAAACAGCCGAAAAAATCTGAGTCACCAAAACCGCCGGGCGGCCCTTCCCGGTTAAATATTACCCTCGTGATGGACATTGATGGCAACATTGAGGCATTCAGCAATATTAAAGTAGCCTGTAGGGCTCATAAGTGGTCTTACTTCACGGTAATAGAGAAACCTTTCCCGGTTTATATGCCGGGAGGATTTACAATCTACCATCTGAAAATCAATTACGGTAAAACAATAAACGACGGCGAAAATGTTTGAAAATAACTTATGATTAGTGAAATGAAAGACTTTTCTTATTTTAAATCTCAGTATAAACGGGCCAAAACTCTGGCCGGCAAAAAATCTGTGATGAACAGGGCAATGTTAAACCTTTCACACGATGACCAACAAAAGTTTGTTTCTTGGCAGACTAAGCAATAAACGTCTGCGAGATCATTACTCCCCCGGCCCGGTCTTTTGATCGGGTTTTTTTGTAACATATTTAGTAAAGATTTGTGAATTTTTTTACACATTTCACCTGACGTATATAGATTTTGCGGATTTCTTTACATTTCGATTCAATAAACGTTGGCGAAGTTTTTCAGATCGAGTATTCGATCACATCTTTCTGATCCTCATTTATAAAGTCAATTAGACTCCGGTTTGCTTTATCACATTTATCGTAGTCCAGCTTGATGTAAATGCCGGTGGTCTTTAGGTTCTGTTCCGGATCCGAATGGGAAAGGCACATTGAAATCGTATCCTTTACTATTCCAATCTCGTGCATTAAGGTTGCGAAAGTATGCCGGCTGGCGTAACTGGTTAACGGTATCGGAAGATTTAATTTGAGATTGTCGTGGATCTTCTGCAAATTATGGTTGATCATGCGGTTGAATGACTCGTTATTGGCCCACTGATCTATTTTCTCTCGCGTGCGTGGCTTCCTGCCTGGTTTTCTTTCGTCTGAGCAATTGTCAGCGAACCAAAGTAGGTATTTTTCACCTTTATATGCCTCCAGTAAACGTTTTGCCTCCGGTTCAAGTAATATACTCAAGTCTTTATCTGTTTTTGTCCTCTTAAACTGCAGCCGATTGTCAACAATATTGAATGGCCTTAGATAAAAAAGGTCAATGATGTTCAATCCGAAAAGATAAAGCTGTATCATGGTGATATCTCGGGCAAACTTCTCTCGTCTGGTTTGTGGTTGGTAGTCACGGATTTTTCGGACCACTTCGACAGCCAAGTTTCTATTTTTGGTTTTCTCAGTCTTTATTTCAAACTTTCTGAATGGGTAATCAATTATCAGCTTGTCGTCTATCGCATCATTCAGGACTATTCTCAGGTAGCGTAAATAGGTGGCGATGCCGTTTACTTTCATTGGTCCCTTCTTCCCGGGAGAAGTTCGGCAAAATCCTTCGAATAACTCTAAAAAATCTACATTGATTTTACGCAGGTCAAGATGGCCTGGGTGAAAGTCACGGACCTTGTTGCTCATGGAGCCAAATAATTTGGCCATTTTGGTTTTACCCAAGCTGTCATAGTGGTTCTGACGAGATTTGCAATAGGCGAAAAAGTCATGACTTAACTCTTCAGTAAAAAGAAATCTTTCCAGGGATTTTACGTCCATCTGTTTTACAATCTCCGGATTGTCGGCAATTTTCTGCTGACAATCGTTTAGTACTCGGTTTATGTAGAGGTTTTTTTCCTGGGCCTTTTCATCTCCCTTCTTTCCGCCGACCACCAGGGAGTTAATCCAATGCTCTGGACGCACCTTTTTCCCGGTCGGGTGCATCACCCTTGAATTATGCGCTGTGATCTTTATGTAGATCTCGCATTCTCCTTTTCGGGATACTTTCCCTTCACTAATCACCAATTTTACATTTGCCATGATATTTTTTGCGCCGGATTTGCGCCGGATTTGTATTTTAGAATCAGTTGTTGTATTAATATGCAAGTAATACGCAAGTAATAAATTTATAAAAAAGAGGGCCTAAAAGTTCTGATTAACCCTTGAAACCCTCTGATTTACATTAACTTACCTTTCGAGCCACTCATGGGACTCGAACCCACGACCTGCTCATTACGAATGAGCGTTTCGGTCTTTGTTACGTGTTAATTATCAGAATGTTACTTGCTGTCTTTATTTTTTTGCGCCGGATTTGCGCCTAATTTGTTTTGTAGCTCAATAATTTTGGCCTGTAAAACCTGAATCTTTTCAAGCTGTTCAATTTGCTTTTTTTGCATTACCATAACCAGATCGCTGTGGTAGCGTACCTGCCCAATGTTTACCATCTTACCTTTCCCGGGTATCAGGTAATCTACATTTATGACATCGAATACTTCCTTGTATCGGGTTACAAATTTTTCGCTGACCGGCTTTTGATTGTTGACCAATTGGGATAAATAGCTTTTATTAATCCCCAAGTAAATGGCAACATCGTTCTGCTCTTTGATGAACCCCTGGCTTTTTAACCAAAGGATCGTGCGCTTTAATCTATCGCCTGGAGTCAACATGACATTATTTTATTGCAAAAAGAGTTGTTTCAATAGTTTCGTCAGGTACTTCAGAATATAAAACCAATTTGCTTTCGGTCAATTCCTTAATCGTATAGACAAATACTCCGTCAGATAAGATGGTTTTTTCGTCACCGGATAATACCCATGTATTGGTGTATATTCTGTCTCCCGAGTCGCATTTTGCCTCCTTTGGATCTCGGGTCCATATTCCGTTTTTGGAAAACGTCCAAACATCGTCTTTTCGGCAGTCTTTCATGGTAACTTTTACCCCTAAAAGTGTTCTTAACTCAGATTGAACACCCCAGGAATTAGATGTTAACGCATCTTTTTTTGACACAGGCAGCTTCTCATCCTTTTGGCAAGAGGCAGTCGATAATACTAAAGCAATAGACAAAATCAAGGAGTATTTTATTATACTCCACTCTCTCAGATTTGTTTCCATTTTTAATTTTTTGAAGTTTTTCAAGTTTTTTGTTGGCCAACATAAGTTGTTTTTCTAATTTTTTTACCCTTTTTTCTAAAATTTGTTTCTCATCAGGAAGGGCAGATGTTAAAAACTGCATGATGTAATTTAATTTGTTTGGCAGGGGTATGGTCACAGCTGTCGGTTAGTACTATAAATATTTATTTTCTCTCATTCATTTTTAATTCATGCTTTAACTCAGCAATTTTCTCTAATTTTTGTTCAAGTTCGGCATTAAGTTCTCTGATCCTTTCTTTTAAAAATGCAATTTGAACATCACTTTTTGAGTCTCCATTATTAGTTTCTAATTTATTACCTACTCCGGATTTTAACCAATCTCGGCTTACGTTGAAGTAATCTGCAAGAATGTCTATACTGCTAATTTTCAATTTTGCTGTATTATTATTAATGATACGGCTTAACGATGCCTGAGATATTCCAGTCTTTACCGAAACCTCATAAGCAGTAACTCCCTTATTTTCAATTAGTTCTTCGACTCTTTTTCCTAAACCCATATCTTCATTATTTATACTGAGTATATATTAAAGTATTTTGCATAAAAATCATTATTTTTTGCTTTCAGTACTTGCATTTTACTTAAACATTGTTTAGGTTTGTAATCATAAACTAACCCATTAATGGAAATACATGACATCAAAAGCAAAAACCATCATCCTTCAATTTGAGTTAATCTCAGCACTTGAAGAAGCCATCGCCCATCAGCACCTTATTATTACTCTTCAAAATAAGGCTACTAAAAGAGTACACTAATTAATCAATGCGTGCTATAAGGCCCATTTACACACATAGTTAACGCACACTAAAGATAAACACGTTTACATTAATAAACAAGTATTTTGCAATAAATTTTTAGTAAAATGGAAAAAAATAATTTTTTGAAGGCTTTTGACAAGCTAAACAAGACCCAAGCGCTTGTGGTTAAAGAGGTTATAACAAAACTCTGTAAGTGGGGAAGTCCCCAGCTTTTCTATGCAAAGAAGCGTGGAGATCGTCCAATTTCGGAAAAAAGCGAAAAAAACGTAGACGAAGTTGCCATTATTGAGACAACATTCCGCGCGTTTCACCTTGACGCATGGACCGGGGAAACAATTTAGGCTATGATAAACTTCCCACTAATCATCGAAAATGAACCTGAATTGCGCCGGTTTATCCGGGACATGTTCAAGGAGGCCGTGAAAGACACGACCGAAGATTTGCCGGCATTAATGAGCCAAAGGCAATGCTACCAGCAAAAGGGTATAAGTCAACAGATGGTGACTGCCGCGCTGAAAAAAGGAGAATTAGAACTTACCACCATAGGGGGTAAGACCGGAATTAGAAGAAGTGATTTTTTAAACTGGATCAATAAAACCAAATAACGATGAACGAACAAATTTATCCCACAGACTGGTCCGAGGCTCTATGGTGTGCAATTGGAATCTTCCTTTTGTACCATCTTATCAGAGCTTACATCCGCCACTACGATGCAAAAAATCAGGAAAGACTTACCGAGACTGAGCGGAATAGTCGCATGATGAAAAGCATGGAACAGGATTGTCAATACGACCAACGTTAAACATTCGTAATCCTTTACCAAAACTATGGAAACAATTGCTGAGGCAACACTTGAATTTAAAAAGCGCAATCAAAAAGCTGGCCCGTGTGAGATTCTTGCCTTTATAGATGGATGGACAGCGCATGAAGTTGCTATTGAAACCGCTACAAATTAAATACTGCATGAAAAAAGTAACCTTCACAAAACTAAAGATCACAAATTTCAAAGGCATTGAATCCTTTGAAGTTGATTTTTCCAACGACACCATCATTAAAGGTGACAACGGAACAGGTAAAAGCACCTTGTATGATGCGATTAACTGGTGCTTGTTCGGTAAAAACAGTCACAACGATTCCGATTTTGGAATAAAAAATACCGTTCGCACCGAACTCAACCGGGCTGACCATATTGTAGAACTTTCCCTATTGGTGGATGAGGCACAAATTACAGCCAAATGTATCTACCATGAGAAGTGGACCAAACGTCAGGGAACAGATCAAACCGTATTTACCGGACATGAAACCCTTTATTTTTGGAATAACGTGCCTTGCTCACAGAAAGAGTACAAGATAAAGGTATCCGAGGTCATTGAAGAGCAATTATTCAAACTACTGACCAACCCACTGTATTTCAATGTAAATCTTAAAGAGGTTGACCGCAGGGATACGCTCATTAAGATGGCCGGACCCATCCCGGACGAAAAGATTATCAACGGTACACCGATGCTTGTTGAACTCTTTGAAAAAATCAAAGGCCAAAAAACTATTGACGAATACCGCAAAGAAATTGCCTACGAAAAATCAGGACTAAAGAAGTCGCTTGCAGAAATTGGTCCACGCATTGACGAGATTCTTCGCAATATGCCGAAACAACAGAATTGGCAGGATCTTGAAAACGAAGTAGCCGAGAAGGTAAAAGCCATAAAAGATATTGATGAAGAGATTTCCGGGCTTTCTGCTACTCTTGAAAACAGCAACAAAGAAGCCATTAGGATTCACAACGAGATATTGGCGGCCAACCGGGAAATGCAGCGTATTGAAATGAAACTCAAAGGCGACGCAGAGAACGAAGCAAACAGGGCTAATATAGGAATTAATAATGCTCGATTCGAACTATCCCAAGTGTCCGGGAATATCAAACGCCTTGAATCCAGCAAAGAAAGCCTGAAAGAAGATATTGAAAGGTTTGATAAATACAGATCAGACCTTCGGGCAGAATGGCAAACAGAGAATGCAAAAACCCTTTCGGTTGATGCTAAAAAATTTATTTGCCCGGTGTTCATTAAGTCTTGTCCGTTGCCGGAAGCTGATTCTAAGAAAGAAGAAGCCGAGGCATCTTTCAATACCCATAAAAATGAACTCCTTGATTCAATTCAAAAGCGTGGTATTCACTACAAGGAGCAATCAGAGGAAAAAGAGAAACAGATCATTGAGATTGAGGGGAAGATTATAGAACTCAAAGCCAAAGAAGCCGAACTACTTGTCACTTCCTCACAACCACTTCAACAACCGGAACCTATCGATCTGGAATCAAGCGTTGAATATAAAAATTGGAAGAAAATTTCCGAGCAGACAGTCCCCGCAGTTAAAACAGTTGATACATCTGATCTGAATGAGATGAAACAAGCCCTTCAGGACGGTATAAACGAACTCAATAAACTACTGGCCACCCGGACAACAATCAATCAGAATAATGCCCGTATCGAAGAGTTAAAAGCTGACGAAAAAAGAATGTCCAAAGATTTGGCATCACTTGAAAAGTCAGACTTCGCCATTGAATCTTTCCAAAAGAAAAAAATGGAGGTAGTTGAGCAGTCGGTGAACGACAAATTCAAGTTGGTCAAATTTAAACTCTTCCGCACGCTGGTTAATGGTGGAGAAGAGCCTTGTTGTGTAACCACGATGAACAATGTGGAGTTTGGCGACCTGAATCATGCAGGGCAACTACAAGCGGGTATTGACATTAAAAACGCCCTGAGTGGATTCTACGGTGTATCCGCACCCTGCATAATTGATAATGCGGAGAGTTGTACTTCATTTCCGGAAACTGACTCTCAGTTAATCCGGTTGTATGTGACTTTGGATAAAGAACTGACAATAGCATAGTTATGAGATTTGCACTTAGAAATCAAAAGAAAATTTCTGAAGCGTATTCTCCTGAAATTCTTGAAAGGATTCTTAAGTCTCTAAAAAAACAGTTTAGCGACAATAAGCCACTTGACATTCATGACGGAGGACGTTATCCAATTCTTTTAATAGATGACGTTGGTCACACCTGTTCTCTGATTGCTTTTCATGTCATAGCAGTCACTTTCGATGTTTACAATCTTGCTTTTAAGGAATTTATAGGATAAACCCGCCTGAAAGGGGAAATAACTAACAATAGCATAAATAAAAAAGTGAAATGAAAACAGAACTAGAAAAAATCACACGAATTAAACTTGAAGAAAAGGACGGCAAACTTCATTACGGTGGCTCCCTCGACCTCAGTGGAACACAGATCACATCCTTACCGGATAACCTGACTGTTGGTGGCTACCTCGACCTCAGTGGAACACAGATCACATCCTTACCGGATAACCTGACTGTTGGTGGCTCCCTCGACCTCAGTGGAACACAGATCACCGCATTACCGGATAACCTGACTGTTGGTGGCTCCCTCTACCTCAGTGGAACACAGATCACATCCTTACCGGATAACCTGACTGTTGGTGGCTACCTCGACCTCAGTGGAACACAGATCACATCCTTACCGGATAACCTGACTGTTGGTGGCTCCCTCGACCTCAGTGGAACACAGATCACCGCATTACCGGATAACCTGACTGTTGGTGGCTCCCTC